GCCGACGCCGAGAAGCGCATACAGGTTCACCGCGTCCGCTTTAGGATGGGAAACATCCCGCACAAGATCGTGAAGCGCGAGGAGCTCGGCACCAAGTGGCCGCTCGGCGACGTGCCGTTCGTCCTCGTCGCCTACGGGTCGACGCGGCCGGGCGGACGCCGCGACAAGATGCGGCCGTGGGATCACTCGGGGTTCTTTTCTTACATCACGCCGGACGGGCGCGAGCATGGCTTCAAGACCGGCCACGAGCAGAGCCGCTTCTCGGTCCTCCTCGACGCGGCGAAGGACGTCGCGCGCGCGGCGTCGACGCTGTCGATCCACGGGAGCCGCTCGAACTACACCTACGACGTGCATCGCGTGACGACGCGCGTCCGGGTCTCGGGTCTCATTACCGCGCCGAGGAACCTCGCGCCGTGATCGAACTCCGCACGGCCGCTGGACAAGCGTGCCTAATGGCGTTCGACCGCACGATGCCGGAAGCCATCGAGTGGGCGAGGAACCATAGCGCGGAGCTCGTGACGTCGGTAACGGCCGAGACGCGCGAAGGGATCCGCCGCGCTATCGTTCGCGCGTTCGAGGAAGGCATCGCGCCGCGCGAGGCGTCGCGGATTATCAAACAAATCGTCGGGCTCCGGCCGGACCAAGTCGACGCGGTCCTCAACGCGAGGCGGCGATTGCTCGACGCCGCGGCGCGCGCGACGCAGACCGGCCGCGCGGTAAGCGTCAAGATCCCGGGCGCGCCGCGCGGCGTCTTGAAGGTACCGCCGGGCGGCCTCACGCCCGAACGGCTACAGGCGACGCTGAAGCGATACTCCGAGCGCCAGCTCCGACAACGCGCGCTCCTCATTGCGCGGACGGAAACGATCGCGGCGTCGAACGCGGGACAGCAACTACAATGGGAGCAGGCGGTCCGCGACGGCCTCCTCCGCGGAACGGAGCAACAACGCTGGTCGACCGCGCGAGACGAGCGCACCTGTCCGGTCTGTCGCCCGCTCGACGGCGTGACCGTACCGATGGGCGCGACCTTCCCGAGTCGTAACGGTCCGCTAAAGGCGCCGCCAGCGCATCCGAATTGCCGGTGCTCCGTCGTCCTCGCCATCGCACCGCGGGAGCGCCGACGATGAGCCGCCCAGCGAATCCGAAACTCTGCTTGAAGTGCGGTCGACGAGGCCGCGTTACCGACAGCCGACCGGTCCCGAGCGTCGGCGCGCACAAGCGGCACCACGTCTGTAAGTGCGGAAACGACTGGAACACCTACGAGCTCGCCATCTCCCTCGACCAAATTCGCGAGTTCGTCGCGGATGGCTTCGTCGGCCGCGTCAGCGTGAGTATCTCGACTCCGGGTCGGCAGGTAATCCGCAAGCCGTAGGCCTCGCCGTTTCAGCAGAAACCTACCAGATGTAGTAGGACTTTCACGTACGCGCGGATATCTGGTCTATTCTTCGCGCTCGTAATGACCTCGCCAAATCGCGAACTGCGCGGCATCCGGCTCGTCGGCGCCGTATCGACGACCGAAGTGCGTCTCGGGACGCTGCTCGGCGTCGAACACGTGATCGCGCCGATCGTAATGCTCCTCGGCGACGCGGTCATCTTCCCGATCAACGCCGAGACGCCGGAGTTCGTTCCGGCCGAGACGCTCCAGATCGCACCGGCCGGATGGAACGGCCGCGTGTTGATGGCCGGAGACCATCCCTCGGAAGAGGGCGCGATGGTTTCCGCGAATACGCCATCGGTGTTGGAGCGCCACAGCTTCGGCCAGATCTTCAACGCGATCTACGAGTCGAAGCGGCTGCAGGGCGAAGTCTGGATCGACCCGCGTCGCGCCGCGGTCGTCGCCGACGGCGCCGAGATCCTCCGCCGCCTCCGCGAGAACGAGCCGATCGAGATCTCCGTCGGCTGCTTCGTCGTCGCCGAGCGTATCGAAGGCGTCGCGCCGAACGGAGAGACCTACGGTAGCATCTGGCGCGAGATCATTCCCGACCACGTCGCGCTCCTCCGCGAGGGCCTCATCGGAGCCTGCAGCGTCGAGATGGGCTGCGGCACGCCGCGTAACGCCGTTCGGCACTACAACATTGAACAAACTGGGCTCCGCGCGCTCACCGACGGCGAGACCGCAACGCTGCGCGCGCAAGTCGCCGAGTCGGCTACGCTGCGCGCCGCCGCGGCGGCAGCCGAGGAAGAAGAAGCCACCGCGGCATCGGAGGCGACCGTGAATCCAAAGCTCGCTGCCTACCTCGGCGCCGTCGGCGTCGACGACCTCGCGCAGCTCGAAACGCTCGCTGGCATGAGCGACTCGGAACTCCGCGACATTCTCTGCGAGGCGCTTCGCCGCGTCGAGCCGAACTTCGTCGCGGTGACCAGCGTCGTGCCGGACGATAAGACGTTCGTCTATCTCATCGACCCGGACCCGGGCGGTCCGACGCCACTGAAGCCGTATCAGCGTAGCTACACGCTGTCGGCCGACGGCAAGGCGACCCTCTCCGACGAGCGCGCGCCGGTCCGGCAACGGACCGAGTGGGTGCCCGTTACAGCAGCAGCAGCGGAACATTCAACGGCGCGCCACGCTTGCACGTGCGGCGGCCATGGTACCAGAGGCGCCGAGGGCGCAGAAGGAGCGACGATGCCTACGAAGGCCGAGCGCGTAACGGCGCTCATCAGCAATCCGCGCTCTCCGTTCGACGAGGGCGACCGCGCCTACCTCGATACGTTGAGCGAGGACCGACTCACCGCGTGCGAAACGCACGCGACGGCGCAGGCCGAGCCGACCGCGGAAGAGCGGGCGGAAGCGGAACGCGTCGCGGCCGCAACGGCAGCTGCAACGGCAGCGGCGGCGGGTACGGTCCAGGTCCCGGCCGAGGAGCTCCAGACGCTCCGCTCGATGGCCGCACAGCACACGGCGCAGAGGAACGCGCAGAAGAACGTGCTGGTGAACCAACTGAAGGGCGCGCAGACGCAGTACAGCGAAGCGCGGCTCAAGACGATGGAGCTCGAACAGCTCCAGGACATCGCCGGGCTGCTCCAGTTGACGACCGCGCAGTCCGCGTCGGTCGACTACGTGGCGCTCGACCGCGCGGCGACGACCGAACCGGCGCAGGTCGCCGAAGCGCCGAAGCCGTGGTCGATGGCTGTCGCGAAGCGCAACGGAGCGCAGGCTTAGGCCTCGCGTAAGAGGAGACCCAGACAATGGCCATCACCCACTACGCGGCAAACGTAATCCACCTCGCGGGCAATATCGTCCGCGTCAACGACATCGCGACCTCGGTCGCGTTAACGCCCGGCATGGCCGTCGCGCGCAGCGGCGGCGCCTACGGCTTCCACCCGGCGGCGGCGGCGGGACCGCTCACTCTCGCGCTCGACGCGCCGGAGATGAACAAGACCATCGACGATACCTACGCGGCAAACGACCTGCTCTGGGCAGGCGTGTTCCCGGCGGGATCGACCGGCCTCGCGTGGCTGGCGTCCGGTCAGAACGTCGCCGACGGTGCCGTGCTCGAATCAGCCGGTGCGGGTAAGCTCCGCGCGCTGGCCGCAGGCGTGCCGCTCGCGCGAGCCATCGAAGCCAAGAACGCCACCACCGGCGACGCGCGTATCCGCGTCGAGGCCGTTTAGGAGGATACATGTCGAGGAACCTTGTAAGCATCGGACAGCCGCTCCCCGCAGGGGCGCCTCCCGCGCTTCGCCTGCTGGTGGAGGGCAAGCTCACGGTCCAGCAGTTCCGCGCCTTGCGTCCACTGCCGGAGAACGCGCAGAAGTTGATCGACGATACCGTCCTCAAGGTCGGTCTCGATCGACTCTCCGTCGTCGCCGATTTGATGAGCGACGGACTCACGTACGACATCGGCCAGTCGTTCTGGGGCACCACGCAGGTGCAATGGGACGAGCAGAACGAGGCCGGTGGCGCGAAGCGCACGATGGAACCTCGCGCCCGCGGCGAGAACTTCATCATTGACCGGCGCGCGAAGATCCTCCCCGTCTACCTGACGTGGGACAGCTTCGAGCTCGGCATCCGCACCCTCTCGGCGAGCCAGCGTGGCGGCGGCGTTCCGCTCGACACGACGCTCATCGAGGTCGCGACGCGCCGCGTGAACGAGGCGATCGAAGACGCCGCGATCAACGGCATCCCGACGCCCGTCTTCGGGAGCTCGGTCCCGGGCTTGCTGAACGCGCCGAACGTCAACGCGTATCAGTACGCGGGCGGCGAGGCGTGGAACGCGGCGGGCAAGACCGGTCAGGAGATCGTCGACGACGTTCTCGCGATGGTCGCGCTCGCGGTCGGCGACAGGAAGTTCGGGCCGTACACGCTCTACGTGAACACGGCCTACGACCTGATCCTGAACCGCAACTGGACGGACGGCGTCACGACGTTCCCGACGACCATCCGTCAGCGGCTGGAGCAGATGTCGTTCGGCGGCCAGACGCTCCGCGTCCGCTCGGCCGATATGCTCCCGGCGAACCGCACCGTCCTCGTGCAGCGCACGAGCGACGTCATCGATCTCGTCGTCGGTCAGGAGCCCACGGTTATTTCGTGGGATCAGGACGGCGGTCTCGGAATGAACTGGATCGTTCTCGCGTGCATCATCCCGCGCGTGAAGACGACCTACACCGACCAGTCGGGCATCGTGACCGGTAACACGGTCTAGATCTCGACGTCGTAAGAACCGACCCGCGGGCGCGCGAATCCATCGTCGCCCGCGGGTCCGTTTCCCATATAGAAGGAGTAGCAGCCCATGCCCATATACGTCATTGAGTTCGGCAAATTCGCACGCTTCGAGGGCGGCGACGCAAGGGGCAAGGGCGGCACGCTTGTCACGCGAAAGCGCGGCGACCTTATCGAGCTCTCGCTGGAACAAGCGGAAGAGAAGTACGAGTCGATCCGGCTCGCGACGCCCGAAGAGATCGCCGCCGGGCGCGCCCTCTCGATGCAGATGAATCCGCTCCCGATCCCGCAGCCGGTAAATACGCAGGAGCCCGAGCCCGCGGCCGACGCGGAGCCGCCTACGCCGGTCGAACCGGTCGCGCCCGCGCCGCCCGCGGTACCGGCGCCCATACCGCCGCCGCCGCCTCCTCCTCCGGCGGCACCACCGGCCGCGCCGACGAAGAGCGGGAACGAGCAGACGCCGAAGCCGCGCGAGTCCAAAAAGACGGCGAAGAAAAAGACCGCTGGCAAACGGAAGTAGGCCGTCGATGTTTTCCATCAAGGTGATGCTCCCGAACGTCCGCGGTCATAAGATGCACGAGTGCGCCGAGTACGAAGTCGCGCCGCGTCCGACCGGAAAGCTGATCGTAATGAAGCTGAAGGACGGTACGACGAAGAACGTCGATATCCCGGCGGGCGGAATGGCCTACGTAATGGGCGATAGCGGTAAGACGGTCGAATTGATTCGCACCGACGAGCCGCGCACGGCGCAGATGCGCGGAGGTAGCCGACCGTGAGCTTCGACCCGTCGCTGCCGACCGATAAGGACTGGGTCCGCCTCCTCATCGGAGATACCGATCCGACCGACGAGGCCGTTACCGACGCGACGATCGCGGCGCTCCTCGTCGAGGTCCAAGCGCACGGCGCGTCGGCCGAGGCCGCGAAATACTGCGCGGCGGCGCAAGCCGGAAGCGTCGCGATGGCGTTCTGGATGGCGTCGACCGGCGGCATCGTCGAGAAGGTCGTCTCGAAGCTCCGTATCCAGTACGCGGGCGGCGGCACGCAGAGCGCGCTCGAAGCCTACGATAACTACTTGAACGGCCTCCGTCAGAAGTGCACCCACCTTTCCCTCTCGCGTCCCGCGATCCTGAAAGCGCTGTGAGCGCATGGCGTTCCTCGACGATCTCCTCCCGCTCTTCGACGCGACCATCGTCGCGCAGCCGGGCTTCGTTGACGGCGCCGGGACGTGGTTCGCGAGCGGCGGCAGCGCGGAGTATCGCTGCCGATACGAGGGCGGCCCGCACATCGTTCGCGACATGTCCGGGCAAGAGGTAGTCAGCAGCGTCCTCTGTATCGTCGGCGGCGTCCTCGTCTCGCACGACCCGTCGATTATGCGCTTCGATATCACGAGCCCGTTTCAACCGCACCGCCTCGAAGTCCAGGCGCTTCGCATCGAGCCGGTCTCCGACGAGACGGGCGTCATCTACGACGAGGTCTACCTGCCGTGAGCGTCGCTGGACCGGTGCCGCGGCTACAGGCGACGGCGTGTATGACCTACTTCAGGTCGCTCACGCTCGACAACTTGCGCGCCGCGCTCTACTCGCTGCGACGTCAGAACATGGACATGCTCGCCGAGGTCGTCGTCGTCGACAACAACACCGAGGACTCGCAGCCGGAGATCGCCGCGGCGATCAACGAGCAGAACTTCCCGGTGCCGACGCGGCTCCTGAGCTTCAAGCACGGCGACCCGACGAAGACGCATAGCTGGTCGACGAACGTCGCCGTCCGAGAGGCCAAGACGCCGTGGGTCTTCTTCACACGCGCCGACTATCTCCTCGCCGATGGCCTCCTCGCGCGGAGCGTCCAGCAAGCGGCGGTTCGCGGGTACGGCTGGCACGGCTTCGTTACCGGCGACTGCTATCACCTGCACGTGACGGTCCTCGATTGCGACGCCGCCGGGTGGCGCGTCGACGGCGGCGCGGTCTCGTTGAAGACGTTGCCCGGCGCCGCGGCCGAATACACGCTGATCGACACCGGCGTCTACCTCATTCGGCGCGAGGCGTTCGAGCAGGTCGGCGCGATGAACGAGCAGCTCACCGTCTGGGGGCACGCGCAGACAGAGTTTCAGTTCCGCCTCCATAAGGCTGGCGTCGAGATGATCCGGATCCCGGAGCTCCTCTACTTCCACCCGTATCACGGCGCGCCGCGCGACCTCGCGGCGGCGACTGCGCAGCTCGCGGAACACGGCGTCGATATCAAGAAGTTGTGGGAACGCTACGACGGGGAGCACATCTACCGATGAGCGACGGCATTATACCCGGGCGCCGCGTCGCGTCGGCCGCCGACGTCAGGGAGACCGGCGATTGGTTCCTCGACCTCGACCCGTACCCGGAGGCGCGCTACCAAGGCGTCGCGCTCTTCTGCTATCGCGCGCCGGACGGCATCCTGAATAGCAACGGCGAGGGCTACGTCTCGAAGCACGACCACTTCTACGTCCGCGCGGGCGAGAAACAAGCCGGGTATTGGCAGTGGGACGGGAGCGTCTCGGCGCCGACGTTCGCGCCGAGTATCTGGCATAAGGGTAAGAGCAACTGGCACGGCTTCTTCGAGGCCGGTAACTGGAGGACTCTGTGAGACCGTTCAACCGCTCGCTACACCCGGACGACTACGCGATGCTCCGCGCCTACGACGAGCGCCTGCACGCGTACCTCGACGAGATGATCGCGCGCGGCGTCCCGCATCGAGAGTGGCATCCACACCGCTTCTGGGAATACGCGAGCGTCCTCCAGCAACTCCACGAGCTCGACGTCCCGCGCGACGCCGAGATGATCGACCTCGGGAGCGGCGCGTCGTTCTTCGACCCGTTCCTCGCGCAGCTATACCCGCGGCTCTGCTGCACGGACAACATGCAATACGGCGACGTCACGCCGATGGTCGCCGCGCAGCGCGCCGCCTACGGGATCTCTCTTCCGTGCTGGAACCTCGACATGGAAAACATGCCGGAGGGCGCGACGCCGGGCTGGGGCGGCGCCACGGATAAGTTCGACGTCACGCTCTGTATCAGTTCGGTCGAGCACGTACACGACCACGACGCGGCGCTCCGCGAGATGGTTCGGATTACGAGGCCGGGCGGCTTCGTCTTTATCACCAGCGACTACTTCCGCGACCTCGCGCACTTCGAGCAGAGCGTCTCGCGGCACCTGCAGGTCACGCCCTACCGTCCGGAGTTCGTCGCCGCGCTCCCGGAGCGGTTCGGGCTTGAGTTCGTCGGCGACACCGACTTCGACTACCGCGGCGACTTCGTTCACAACTACTCGTTCGTTAACCTCTGCATGCGGAAACGTGCGGCATCCACTCCTACCTAACGGTAGGTGACAACGGAAAGGCACAATTATGAGCAAAGTAATTCCAGTGTCGGCGCTGAATAGCGCCTACCAGATGAGCGGCTCCGGAAGCTGCGAGTCGGTGACGACGTCCGGCCTGCCGATCCGGAACCTCGCGAAGGAAGGACGGCGGTTGAAGATCAACTGCATCCTGCCGTCGTCGCCGTGGCTCGCCGACTCGAAGACCAACGTGCCGCTCGGCGTCCTCTATATCGCCGGTCTAATGCGAGAGCAAGGCCACGACGTCATCGTGACGTCGATGCTCGACAAGCGATACGAGGGCAACATCCATCTGCCGGACGAAGCGATGGACTCAGACGTCCACATGTTCGGCTTCTGCACGCCGCAGTTCGGCGAGGCGCTAGAGCTCGCGGCCTATATCAAGGACAAGAACCCGGACGCGCTCCTCGTCGCTGGCGGACCGCACCCGAGCTACGAGCCGAAGGAGACCTACGAGGCGGGCCGACAGGAGCACTATCACTACAAGGGCCGCCTCGCGCAGCGCCGCGACTACAAGGCCGCCGACGGCAAGCGGCTCTTCGATACGGTCGTCATCATGGAGGGCGAGGTCGCGGTCCTTCAGGCGCTCTCCGATTGGGACGCCGGGAAGCTCCAGCCGTTCTACTACGGCGATAAGGCCGACGCGATGGACCTCGACGTTATCCCGTTCCCGGCGTGGGACCTCCTCCCGAACGACCACATCTACAACGATGGCGTCGCGGTGATGAAGAAGAAGTACTTCCCGAACGAGTTCCACCCGGACGCGAGCGGAGCCGTGATGTCGATCATCGGCACGCGCGGTTGTCCCTATAAGTGCACCTACTGCTCGACTCCGTGGATCGGGCAGAAGCCGCGCTACCGCTCGCCGCACAACATCATCGCGGAGATGGCGAGCGTGATGGAGAAGGGCGTCCGGATGTTCAAGTTTCAGGACGACACCTACACGCTACACCGCACGAAGCTCCGCGAGCTCGCCGACGCGATCGACGCGTCGTTCGGCCGGAACGCCTTTGCCGCGCGCATCCATACGCGCGTGAACACGATGGACGACCACGTCGCCGAGAGTCTCCACCGTATGTCGTGCAAGGTGACGTGCTTCGGCATCGAGAGCGGAAGCCAGAAGGTGCTCGACGCGAACCAGAAGGGCACAAAGGTTCAGCAGAATACCGACGCGATTATCCGCGCGCACGAGCAGGGCTTCTACACGATCGCCTTCCTCGTAATCGGCATGGCTGGAGAGACGCTCGACACGATGAAGGAGACCCAGGACTGGCTGATGAAAGTCAAGCCGTATCTAAACTCCTGCAACCTCGCGGTCGGGATCCCGTATCCGGGGAGCCGGTGGTGGACGCATCCGCGCGAGAGCGGTATCACGATCCACGACTACAACTACGATAACCAGTGGATCGTCGGGTTCTCCGCGCGCGACGAGATCCTCGTCCAGCCGGACGGCGTCTCGGTCGAGGAGATGTTCCGGGTTAAGAAAGAGATGTTCGACTTCCTCGTCGCGAACGGGTGGGCAAAGGCCGAATGGGACGAGGACGTCCGCATCCGGAAGCAGCAGGACGAGGCCGCGGCGAACGGCACCTTGACCGCCGCGTCGTCGCTGACCTACGCGGGGCACTAATGCGCGACGAACTCACGGCCCTTCTGGCGCGGTGCCCGCGGTGCCGCGCCAGCTACGACGACAACGTCGCGCTCCTAATCGCCGAGGACGAAGGCGTACTAACCGACGAGCAGGTCGTCGCGGTGCTCGACCACCTGCGGAAGCAACACCGGGAGAAGCATGTATCGTAAGGTCTCGGTCCTCGTCCCGACGCGGAAGCGGCTCGACCGCCTCCGGTTGCTGCTCGATAGCTACGACCGTACGACGGCCGCGGCGCCGGACGCGTCCGAGCTCGTCTTCCGCGCCGACGAGGACGACGCCGAGACGCTCGCGCTCCTCGCCGGAACGCCGCACACGGTCATCGTCGGGCCGCGCGGCGGCGGCTACGCGGAGCTCCCGAAGTTCTTCAACGAGCTCGCGGTCGTCGCGAACGGCGACGTGCTGATGCTCGGCAACGACGACATCCTCTTCGTTACGCCGGACTGGGCGCCCGCGATCCTCGCCGCCGCGGACCGCTATCCGGACGGCGTCTTCAATATCGGCGTCCGTACGCATAACGAGTCGCACTTCCCGCTATCGCTCGTCTCGAAGGCCGTCGCCGATCGGCTCGGCTTCCTCTACGACCCGCGCATCTTTTGGGGCGATATCTACCTGCGCGACGTAATGGGCCGCCTCGGTCGGCAGGTCCAGCTTCGAGAGGTCGAGATCCAACACGACTGGGCCGGGCACGCGCCGGACCAAACCTTCATCGAGGGCGAGGCCGCGCGGCGCGCTCCCGGGAACCACATGGAGTACCACGAGCGGGCCGTCGCGGAGGCGGTCGAGAAGCTCTCTGCGATGCTCCGGCCCGGCCCGGTACCGGGTAGCATCTCGTTCATCGTGGCGACCTCGAATCGCCCGACGCTCGTCGCGACGCTGGCGTCGATCGAGCTCCGTCCGGGAGATGAGCTCATCGTCGTCGGCGACGCGACGCCGCAACTCGATCCTCGCGCGCGCTACCTCCAGCACGCGCCCGGTAACAACTGGGGGCACGCCGAACGGAATACAGCGATGCCGCTCGCCACGTGCGAATACATCGCGCATCTCGACGACGACGACGCCTACGCGCCCGGCTACCGGACGTTGATGGCCGCAGCGATTCAGAACAATCCGGGACGACCGATCATCTTCCGGATGCGTTACGCGAACGGGCAGGAGCTTTGGCGGAGCCAGATCGTCGAGTGCGGCAACGTCGGTACGCCGATGGCGCTCGTGCCGAACGACCCGGCCCGGCGCGGCGAGTTCGGCGACTTCTACGGCGGCGACATCCTCTACCTAGAGACGTTCGCCGCGAAGTCGGGCTACACCTCGGCGGACTTCGTTTGGTGCGAGGACGTGACGGTTCTCATTCGGCCGCATACCGCGGCGTAGGAGCAGCAGCAATGGGAGAGAAGAAACAGATCTATATCGGCGTCCCGGTCCTCCGGCGATACGACCTCCTGCGGTTGATGCTGCTCTCGGCCGCGGCCGGGACGCTCGTCCCGACGAAGGTCTGGATTATCGACAACGGGAAGAAGCACGACCGCGTCCACGAAGCGATCGAGGGCCTCCCGTTCCCGGTCGACGTCTGCGAACCGCCGACGCCGATGGGCATCGCCGAGTCGTGGAACTATTTGATCGAGAACATGCCAGAGGACCGAATCATCACGAACGACGACATCACGTTTACGGCCGACTCGGTCGAGCAGATGCGCGATACGCCCGGCGACCTCGTCTTCGGCCACGGCTACTCCTGCTATTTGATTCGCGACAGCGCGATCGAGAAGGTCGGGAAGTTCGACGAGGCGATCTCGCCCGGCTACGCGTACTGGGAGGACATCGACTACGACATGCGCGTCCGTCTCTTTATGGAGGGCGGCGGCGCGTGGCTCCAACAGAATGCGCCCTGTACGGTCCTCCACGGCGGGAGCCAGACGAACGCGCGCGCGACGAACGAAGAGATCGACGCGCACCATCGGAAGTTCGAGATCGCGAAGCAGAACATTATCGCGAAGTACGCGTACCTACCGTGGGAGAAGCAGCACCCGGCGATGCAGCCCCACATCAAGCGGACCGGAACCTAAAAGCGAAGGGAGGTGAGGAGGAATGTTGAAACTCAGTGACCCGATCGTCTACGTGGATACGACGGGCGTCGCGCGCGGCGCCGTCTTAACCACGATCTGGGGAGACGCCAACCGCGAGGCTACGAAGGACGCGCACGGCAACATCCTAGAGACCGACGATCCGGCGCCGACGGTGAACCTCGTGTTCACGTCCGGCGACGAAGACCGCCGCGACAACGGCGGGAGCGGACGCCAGATCGAGCGCGCGTCCTCGGTGGTTCACGCGAGCCGCCAGACAGTGTTCGGGAACTACTGGCGCCGCGTCGACGAAGCAGGTAAGGAGACGGAGAAGTAGCAGCAGGCGAGCGCGGTGGAACCGACGAGGGACCTAACCGCCAACGCCAAGGATAAAAACGATGACAACGAAACGACGACTACTGTGGATCGGCGACGCCGGAGTCTCGACAGGCTTCGCTCGATGCACCCATGAGATCTTGAAGGTCGTGCGCGAGCACTTCGACGTGCACGTCCTCGCGCTCGGTTACGACGGCGACCCGCACCCGGTCCAGAACCAGTTCCCGATCTATCGCTGCTCCGGCGGCGACGGGATCGGTATCGCGCGCACCGACGAGTTGATCGGCAAGATCGGTCCCGCCGTATGCGTGATCCAGAACGACCCGTGGAACTTCCCCTACTACCTCCAGCGGACCGGGACGACGCCGGTCGTCGGCATCGTCGCGATCGACGGTAAGAACTGCCGCGGCTCGTTGCTGAACGGCCTCCAGCACGCGATCTTCTGGACGAAGTTCGGCGAGGAGCAGGCGCGCCTCGGCGGTTACAGCGGCGAGAGCACGGTCGTCCCGCTCGGCGTCGACCTGAATATCTACCGGCCGCTCGATAAGGCGGCGATCCGCGAAAAGATGAGCATGCCGAAGGTGCTCGGGCAGCGCGGTCTCCCGGAGGATACGTTCATCGTCGGCGTCGTCGGTCGCAACCAGCACCGGAAGCGGCTCGACCTCACCCTCGAATACTTCGCCGAATGGATCCACGAGTACGACGTCGCCGACGCGGCGCTCTGGATTCAACAGGCGCCGACCGGCGAGCGCGCGTTCGACCTCGAACAGCTCGCGAAGTACTACCGTATTACCGACCGGCTGATCGTGACCGCAGTCACGAAGGACCAGCAGGGCGTCCCGGAGGAACTCCTCGCCAGGATCTATAACGTCTTCGACGTAATGATGACGACGACGCAAGGCGAAGGCTGGGGGTTGCCGCAGATGGAAGGGATGGCGTGCGGCGTTCCGCAAGTCGTTCCGCAATGGAGCGCGCTCGGCGAGTGGGCGACAGCCGCCGAGCAGGTGCCGTGCTACTCACACGCGGCGACGCCCTCGACCGGCCACTCGTTCGCGCCGAACGTGATCGGCGGTATCGCGGACCGCCGGGAGTTCTGCGCCGCGCTCGACCGCGTCTATCGCTCGAAGGAGCGCCGCTCGCACATGATCGACGCCGGGTTCAAGCTGTGCGATAAGCGCGAGCACCGATGGTCGTCGATCGGCGTCGCGACGGCCGACGCGATCCGGCGTACCGTTCTCGGCCACCCGGTCGTTCAGAAGCAGCAGGAGGCGCAGCATGCTTAGCGTCTACGTCGACCGACAGCCGGAGCTCCTCGGCACGCTGCGCGTTGCGGAGGCGCTCGCGAACACGAAGCCCGACTGGGTACGGATCGCCGGAGAAGCCGAGCGCGCCGACATCCAGATTATCCAAGCGACGGACCTCAAGGCGCGGCGGAAGATCCGCGCCGCGCGCTACGCGGTCGTCCAGCACGCGCTGACGATGGAGAACGTCTCGCGCGGCCACCGCTCGAAGATCGTCGTACCGGAAGGCTTCAACGCGTGGGATACCGTCTGGTCGAAGGCCCTCGCGGTCTGGACCCACCACGATATCCGCGCATCGATGAACTGGGGCGGCGTTAGTAGCACCTATACGTCGGCCGAGCTCACGCCCGCGGCGCGACAGCTCTACTGGGCGCCGCTCGGTGTCGACCGCGCCGTCTTCCGTCGCAGCGACTCAGCGCGCGACGTCGGCGTCGTGACGAGCGGATTCGTGTCGAGCTCTACGGAAGAGGCGATCGAGGAGGTCGCGCTCGCCGCACAGCGGGTCGGCCTGACGACGCTCCACCTCGGGCCGTCGCAGGTCGAGGGAATGGCGGCACAGGTCCCGGGCTGGTCCGCTATCGGACCGGTCGCCGACGCGCTCCTAGCCGCCCTCTACGGCCGCGCGCGGTGGGTGAGCGGCCTGAGGCACGGCGAGGGCTTCGAGCTCCCGGTCCTCGAAGGCGCCGCCTGTGGCGCCCGGCCGATCTGCTTCGATACGCCGCAGCAGCGGTTCCTCTTCGGCGGCATCCCGGTCTACGTGCCGGAGTCGAGCGGCGACGCGCTCGTCGAGCACCTCGTCCGCGTCCTCTCGACGCAGCCGGACCCGATCAGCGATGAGGAATACGCGCGCCTCGAAGCGGACTTCAGTTGGGAGAAGCTCGGGACCGGATTCTGGCACGCGCTCGCCGCAGCGTGCCGCGCCGACGCCTCGCTGGCACCGCGGATGATCGCCGACGCGCCGAAGAACCGCGGCAATATGCGCCTCGCCTCGGACCGTAAGCCGCGCCTCCTCTGGATCGGCGACTCGCCGACGACGCCGTGGACCGGCTTCGGCCGCGCGGGCGTGAACATCATCCGCGAGCTCCTGCCGCGGTTCGACGTCGTCTCGATCGGGACGACGCACGACGGCTGTCCCTACGATCGCGACGAGATCCCATACGACGTCTATCCGCCGGTGAACGGCAACGCGATCGAGCCGCGGATCTCGCACCTGCTTCAGACGTTCGTACCGGACGTCGTCATCGGGCAGCACGATCCATGGCATGTCCAGAACTGGATCCGAGCGGTCGGCAAGACGCCGTTCGTCGCGATTATGCCGATCGACGGGAAGAACGTCCGCTGCGATTACCTGAACGACGTCGCGCTCGCAATCTGGTGGACGCGAGACGCAGAGAACGAGGCGCGGCTCGGCGGCTTCACCGGTCGCTCGGCCGTCGTGCCGCTCGGCGTCGACCTCGATACGTTCCACCCAAAGGATAAGCGGCTCTCGCGACAGACGATGACGCTCCCGGCGCAACTCCACGACGCGTTCGTCGTCGGCTGTATCGCGCGTAATCAACCGCGGAAGCGGCTCGACCTCACAGCGGTACATTTCGCCGAGTGGGTTAAGGCCGCGAGCATCGAGGACGCTTACCTCTACATCCAGACGGCGCCGACTAGCGAGGCCGCGTTCGACGTGTCGAGCATTATGCAGTACTACGGTCTCCTTCATCGGCTCGTCCTCTTCCAGCCAGCGCTGAAGCGAACGATGCCCGAGTCGATGATGGCAGCGATCTACAACTCGTTCGACGTCTACTTCACGACGACGCAGGGCGAGGGCTGGGGACTCCCGGTAATGGAGGCGATGGCGTGCGGCGTTCCGGTGATCGCACCGGACTGGTCCGCGCTTGGCGAGTGGGCGCGCCCGGCCGCGATGCTCGTGCCGTGCGTCGACGTCGCGGCGACCTTCAATCACGTCTCGCCGATGGCTGGCGTGAAGGTCGGCACGCTCGGCGGCGTCCCGAGTAAGCAAGCGAACATCGACGCGCTCGACCTCCTCTATCGTCGCCACACGGCGTACGAGACGGCGGTCAAGCGCGGACTCGATCTCGTCCAGCGGCCGGAGTATCGGTGGCCGGATATCGGGCAGCAAGTATGTCGACTCGTCGAGGCCGCGCTACAAGAGAAGCGCGCGGCGACGAGCGGAGTAATGCAACCGGTTCTCGAAACGGCGCCGTAAGATGGATACACGCGAACCGGTACGCGGCGAGCTCTCGATCACGTCGATGCCGGAGTTGATGGCCGACATCCGTCGAGAGGTCGCCGCGTTGATCCGGGAGGTCGCGGCCGACGAAGAACCGGCGGTCGCGGCCCGACTCAACGAAGTCGCGGCGGCGTTCGAGTGCGGAGTAACGAGCGTGAGACACGATGGCGATAACGGGTAGGGACTCGAAGGGAAAGTTCACCGGCGACGGCATCACGAAGAAGTTGCTGGCGCTTGAGGCGAAGTTCGGCACGATGGTCGCCGGTGCGCTGTATCGCCGCGCGCAGCGAATCATGGCCGACTCGAAGGAGAACTACGTCCCGGTCGATCTCTCGACCCTGAAGAACAGCGGGCAGGTCTCGCCGCCGTACTACCTCGGCCGACAGGTAACCGTCGAACTAAGCTACGGCGGCGCCGCCGCGGCCTACGCGCTTGCGGTCCACGAGCACCCGTCGAAATACTCGCCGCCATCGTGGCAAGGCGTGCAGGTGACGTTCTCGCCGAGCGGCACCGGACCGAAATATCTCGAACGCCCGCTGATGGCGGCCGTTTCGACGCTCCCGGCCGACCTCGCGAAGGATCTCAACCTAGAGCGGATGGTGTAAAATGGCCACCACATGGTATCTGGACATTCAAGAGCAGCAGCCGCCGTTCGACACCGGCGTGCTCGACGGCCAGAGCCGAGCGCAGTGGACGTTCAACGTCGTCGCGACGAAGCAGCCGTCGCCGACGTTCTCGACGGAGCTCGTCGCGATCCTCGTCGGCGCGGGCGTCGGCGTCTTCGGCACGAACATCTTCATCTCGTCGAAGGCCGTGATCCCGCCGGGTCCCGGTCCGTATCTCAACATCGTGGCGACCGGCGGCGTAACAGGTATCCGCACCCAGAACGACGTTAGCGGTCCGTCCTACGAGCGTCCGTCCGCGCAGATAACGGTGCGGGCGAATTCAGCAGCAGCAGCAGAAGCAATGGCGAGAGCGGCATACGCCGCTCTTACAAGTGTTCGCAACACGACCGTCGTAACCCTATAAGGTTCGGCGGGCTCTTGGAGGCTACTGCGTATGGCTACTGACGCCCTCTCTTCGCACGGAACGATTCTGTCCTTCCAGCCCACCCCGGGCGGCGCGTTCATCGAGGTCGCCGAGCTCGGCGACATCACGCCGCCGGGATTGATGCGTAACGAGTTCGACGCGTCGATCCACAACAAGGACATCGACCAGTGGATCATGGGCATCCTGCGCCGTGAACCGATCTCGGTCCCGGTGTTCTTCAATCAGGCTCTGCCCTCGCACGACGGATTGCGCGAGCTACTTATCGCCAACGAGGAGACCGGCTTCAAGCTGGAGAACCCCGACGGCGACGAGTGGATCGGCTCCGGCTTCGTGCGCGGCCTGCAGGGCGCGAGCCCGGTCGATGGCATCCAGACCGCGACGCTGACCGTCCGCCTCTCGGGGAATTTCATCCTGAACGGCGTGGAGATCGGCGACCTGTAAACGTCTCGACACACAACCGTAACGTAGAGCAGCAGATAGGAGCAGACGATGGAAGCAGTGAATGTCGGTGTCATGGGTTTCGACGACGTGCTGGCCGCGACCGGCGTCCAGTACGCAGAGGCGGACGCTTGGGGCAAGAAAGTCGCCCTGATGTCGATTACCGCGGGCGAAGTCCTCGAATGGCTCGAACAGCGAGAGCAAGCCGGGAAGCGTAAAGAGGCCGGGCTCTTGCTCCTCGCGCGGAGCTTCGTGACGACCGAGAAGGCGCGGTTGTGTGATACGCCGGAGAAGGAGCAGAAGATGGTCGAGGCCCTGAAGTTGAAGGACTCGAAGACCGTCAACATGCTCACGAACCGCGTACTGGTTCTGAACGGCGTCGTCGAGGAGACGGTTGCTCAGGCAAAAAACGACTAAGCCGCCAGCCTTTACGCCAAGCGGCGTTCGAGCTGGCGGCCGACCTCGGCGAGATCGATGTGGACGGGATGCTTCGCCGCATCCCGTATCGCACGTTCGTAGAGTGGCAGGCGTACAAGTCGCTACAGCCGATCGGGTTTCGGCGGAGCGACTGGCACTTCGCGATGCTGATGGCGCTCCTCGCGAACATCAATCGCGATACGCGGAAGCGGTTCCAGCCATACGAGGCGAAGGACTTCTTACCGCAGTTCGGGCCGCCGGAGGCGCCGACGCGGAAGAACTCGGCGGTTCAGAATTGGGATAACTGGATCACGGCGATGGGCGACGCGGCGATGCATCAGGCCATCTCGCGACGTCGAGGTCGGAAGCGGAAGGACGGGCGCACCGACGCCGACATCGTAAGGAAGATCTCGGCGCAGATCGCATACGCCAAGACGCAGCGCAAGCCGAAGAAGAAGCGATGACCAATGGTTAGCATCGGCACACTAATCGGCTACCTCGTTCTCGACGACAAGCTGTCGGCGTCGCTGAAGGTCGCGCGCGGCAACGTGCTCTCGATGTCGAAGGATCTCGACAAGATGGGCTCGTCGCTCGAAAAGGCAGGGCGCGACATGATGCCGATCTCGATCGCGCTCGCGGCGGCTGGCGGCGCGGCGTTCAAGTTCGGGAAGGACTTCGAGAAGACGCTCACGCAGATACAGACGCTCGCTGGCGGTAGCGCCGAGCAAGTCGACATGTATCGAGAGCGCGTAATGGAGATGGTGAAGGAGGTCGGTAAGTCGCCGCAGGAGCTCGCCGAGGCCCTCTACTTCATCACGTCGTCTGGCCAGTCGGGCGCTGCGGCGCTGGACACCTTGCGAGTGTCGGCCAAGGCCAGCGCGCTCGGCCTCGGCGAGACGAAGACGGTCGCCGACGCGGCGACGAGCGCCATTAACGCCTACGGCAAAGAGAACCTCACTGCGGAGGAGGCGGTCCGCGTCCTCGTCGCGACGGTCCGAGAAGGCAAGGGCGAGGCCGACGCTATCGCCGGGTCGCTCGGCCGCGTCATCCCGATCGCGTCGGAGATGGGCGTTAAGTTCCAAGACCTCGGCGCGTTCATGTCGGCGACGACAAAGATCGGCCTCTCGGCCGAGGAAGCCGCGACTGCGCTCCGCGGCGCACTGACGACGATCAGCGCGCCGACGAAGGAACAGACCGACGCGTTCCAAGACCTCAGCGAGCGCGGCCTCCTCCCGATGGGGTTCAACCTCGAAGCCGTTCGCAAGAAGATCCGCGAGGAGGGTCTCGCCGAAGGCTTCATGCAGTTGACGACGGCGACGAAGGGGAACAGCGAGGCGCTTACCGCGATCATCGGTAACGTACGCGCGGCGACCGGCGTCCTCGGCGCCTACGGTCGTCAGGGAGAGGCGACGCTCCAAATACAGAAGAAGATGCGGACGGACCTCCACGAGGTCGACGAGGGCTTCAAGGAGCTGACGAAGACCGTCGACCAAAAGTGGAATCAGGTGCTGGCGAACATGCAGGCGAACGCGGTGAACGCGTTCGAGGCGATGAAGCCGTCCTTCGTCGGGTTCCTCGACGGCGCGGACAAGGTCACGAAGGGCATCGACTTCATGATCAAGATGTTCAAGGAGCTCCCGCAACCGATACAGACCGGTATCGTTGCGATGGGCGCGCTGGTCGCCGTCGCAGGTCCGGCGCTCCTCGGACTCGGCGCGCTCTTCAAGGCCGGATCGGTCGCGTTCTCCGGACTCGCTGCTGCGATGGGGAATCCGGCCGTCATCGCGAGTATTACCGCGATCGGGACGGCCGCCGCTGTCGCCGCCGCAGGCTTCGCCGGTTGGAAGATCGGCACTGCTATCGCCGACACGAAACTATTCGGTGACGCGCAGATGAGCGTCGGCGAGTCGTTTACGTTCGGCGTCTTAAAGATGCAGCAGTGGACCGGGTTCCTCAAGGCGAGCGACGCTGATATCGAGAACTCGATCTTGGCGCAGCGGAACCTCGGCACGAATGTCGACGCGACCGGGAAGGCGTTCGACATCGCGTCGCTCGCGATTAAGGGCTACGAGGAGTGCGTCGGCGGGACGCTTACGCCGACCGAGACGGCTCGCAACATGACCGCCGAGTGGAACGGCGAGATGCTGAAGCTACAGGATACGGTCAACAACCTGACCGCCGAGCAGCGCGAGGCGATCCGTACCGGGATCGAGATGGAGAAGAGCACCGGCGATATCGCCGCCGGGCTCGGCATCTCGGAAGCCGCGGTGAAGGCCTACGCCGGTGGACTCCAGGAGGCCAATAAAAAGGTCGACGAGTTTATCGAGAAGCAACGGAAGAGCGCCGAGGAGACGGCGAAGTTGAACAACGAGATCGCCGCCGCGGCAATCCAGCAGACCGGCACGGACCTCGACGCGCGGATCGCCGCGGTCGATCAGTGGTTCGCTGACGAGGTCGCGAAGATCGAGGGCGTCGGCGCGGCCTACGACGCACACTACGCGGCCCTCGAAGTACGTCGAGAGCAAAAGAAGCAAAAAGAGAAGGCCGATATGACAGAGATGAACGCACTGTCACAGGAGGCGGCCCAGCAGGAAGCCGAGACCGAGCGCGCGAAGTACGAAAAGATGCTGACGAGCGGACTGCACTTCAGCCGCGAAGTCCTCGACGCGCAACTCGATAAGGTCCGTAAGCTCGAAGCCGCCGCCCGGGATTACGGCCACGCGTGGACCGGCGCACAAGAGGGCGCGACGCAAGCGGCGTCGGCGGCAAACGACTTCTTCGATCAGATGTACGACTCGGTCGAGAAGACGCTGGAGCGCATGGGCAAGCTGAAGAAGGCGATCACCGAGACCTTCTCGATGGATATTCAAGATCTCTCGAAGAAGGACATCACGGCGATCCAAACGAAGTACGACCTACACGGCGCGCTCGTCGGCGGCGACCCTGACGTCGCGCTCCGGAAGCGCCTCGCGCAGCTTCAAGATCTCGAAGGCACCTACGCGCCGAAGTCCGCGACCGACTACACGAACATGATTAGCGATCAGGCGCAGCTCCAGCAGCTAGAGCGGTACTTCGCGAATAAACCGGAGGGCGGACTCGCGACGTCGCCGGAGGCGGTCGCGCCACGGACGACGTCGGTCGCGCCGTACACGTCGTCCGCGGTTACGCACTCGGTCTCGGGGAGCGGGTCGGGCGTGAGCATCGGCGGTATCGGCGGCGGCGTCGTAATGAACAACTACATCAACGGAACCGGCGAGCAGGTCGCGCGCGTCGTTCAAGATCAGATTATGGGAAACCTCCGCATCGGGCGCCAGTTCGGAGCCGTATAGCGTGGCCGTAGGGATGCGGTTTACGGAGCTAGACATCTCCGGCGGAGATCTGAGCGGAGGTCCGTCGGTCAGCTTCGAGGATATTGCCTACGCGCCGGAGCTCGGCGTCTGGGTCGCTGTCGGCGCGCTCGGTGCGCCCGCGACGACCTGTATGCGCTCCGTCGACGGCACCAACTGGACGTTCCCGACGATGCCGACCGGCGCGCTGTGGTCGGGCGTCGTCTGGTCGCCGGAGCTCGGCATCTTCGCGGCCTGTAGTAACAGCGCGGTCTGTAAGATCGCGACGTCGCCGGACGGTATCACGTGGTCGATCGCCTTCGCCGTTAGCCCGCAGAACACGCACCCGAGCCGCTGTATCGAGTGGTCTCCGGACCTCGGGCTCTTCATCTGCGGGAGCGCGGCGAGTACCGGTACGCCGACGGCGACGACGCGCTTTATGACGTCGCCGGACGCCATCAACTGGACGCTGATTACCGGCACGCCGGACCGCGCTGTCGAGGCGATTAAGTGGTCGCCGGAGCTCTCGCTGTTCGTCGCCGCGTGCTCGGACTTCGGCGGCGGCCTCGACGCGATGTGGACGTCGCCGACCGGCGCCGTCTGGACTCCGCGTAATCTACCTGACGCGTTTTTCATTGACGGCAGCGCAGGCAGCCATACACTCCTTACGTGGGCGGACGACCTCGGGTTGTTCGTCTGCGTCCGCGACGGCGGTAGCGTCGTTACATCTCCGGACGGCATCAACTGGTCTGTGATGACTCCGTCGACCGACCCGGACGCCGGTGAGATTCGCGGCGTAGCGTGGGCGCAGCGTCTCGGCCTACTGATCTTTACTGGCCTCGACGATAGCTTCGGTACGAAGCCTATTCACTACTCGGAGGACGGCGCAACCATTCATACGGTCGACTACGCCGGTCCTAATAGTCGCGCGTGGTACTTCCCGGCCTACAGCGCACAGTTCGACGTAATGCCGATCGTGCGCGCGGTCAATGGATACAGCGTCCTCCTCGTGAGCTTCGGACCGGAGCTCCTCGAAGTGAGTCCGGCCTTCGGCGATAACGTCGGCGGCAATACGGTGCAGTTGATCGGGACCGGCTTTGAAGACGGTATGGAGGTCGTGTTCGACCTCTCGTTCGCGACCGACGTCGTCGTCCTGAGTCCGACGTTAGCGACCTGCGTCGTGCCTCCGCACGTCGCGACCGGTTTCGTCAACATAACGGTCACGAACCCGGACGACCGCTACGACGTCGGCGAGCTTTTCTATGAATACCGCGAGCCGATCGACCCGGCGACCGGCGAGCCGGAGATCTTCCCAGAGATCAGCTGGATGGGTAGCGGCTGCGCGCCGGGTAGCATCGTGCCGGACCACGGAACGATGGCGGGCGGCACGCTGGTGACGATACACGGGCAGGGCTTTAAGGCGGCCTCCTCGGTCTACTTCGGCGGCGAGCTCGCGACGATCGTCGAGAACGACTCCGAGCAGCCGTGGCCAGCGCTCGTCCTCGCGAAGGGACCGGACGCGTGGTGGCGGCTGGAGGAGGAGAGCGCGGCGTTAGTGCTCGTCGACGAGATGGGTACGCACGACGCGACGATGTCGTCGGCGCGCGCGAAGACCTCGGTGCGCGGCGGCCTTTCCTACAGCGCGTCGAAGGGTATCGCCCTCGCCCAATCGAGCCTCGGCGTCGCGTGCGTACTCTCGAACACCGCGGACTTCTCGCCCGGCATCCCGTTGTTTCAGGGCGCTGGCACGATCGAGTTCCTACTCCGACCGGCCGCGGGCGGCCCGCAGTACGGGTTCGTGATCGGCGACACCGACTTCTGTAACGGCATCTACGTCTTCGACACAGCGGGCGACATCCGCGTCTCGTTCGAGAGCGACATTAGCGGCTTCGCGGACCAGACGAATAGCGCGCCGCTCGTCGCGGGCCAGCTCTATCACGTCGCGCTAAAGCTCGACGGCGCTGGCGGAGGGCAGTGGGTGATCGACGGCGTCGCGGACGCGACTATCACGCAGGTAAATACCGCGCCGACGGCAGACGTCGCGTTCCTCTTCGAGGATGGTGGCTTCGCGCTGACGTGCGAGTTACTCGACGAGCTCGCGGTCTACGACGTCGACCTCTCGGTGGCGACGCTACTGACCCACGCGACGAACCTCGACGCGGACTATCCGGCGCTCGTCCTCGCTGACGGCGCCATCGCATACTGGCGGTTCGAGGAGGACGCTGCGACGGCGACGATCTTGGAGGATAGCACCGGCAACGGCTTCGACGCCGACACCGTTCCGAACGGGAGCCGGACGTCGGTGAGCGGCGGCCTCGACGACGGGCATGTGCACGCGGTCGTGAATCCAGGTATCGTCCTCTCCGGCGCCTATAGCATCGAGTTCCTCATTAACCCGATCGACATCGGCGCGCTACAGGTCGTCCTCAACGAGATCTCGCCGGACGGCTTCTTTGTCGATACCGATCTGAAACTACGCGCCGAGAAGGCGCATACGTTGCTCTCCGACGTACCGCTCGTCGCGGGTGCAATTAGCCACGTCATCTTTACCGCGAGCGGCTCGACCGGGCGCTGGTATATCAACAGCGTCGAGCACGGCTCGGGCGCGTGGGATAACACGGACGACCTCATCCTGCAGCGCTTAATCGGCGGAACCGTCGGCCAGAATCCGCTCGTCTGCAACGTCCTCGACGAAGTCGTCGTACACAGCGTCGAGCTCTCCGCCGCGGACGTACTCGCACACTATCAGGCCGCGCGCCAGTGGGTTAGCGGCACGTTCATCACCGTTATTACGCCTCCGCATCAGACCGGTGCGGTGGACGTCGAGGTCGTCTCGCCCTAGAGGGAACCATGTCAAAGAGCAACTATTTTGAAAACGCGTGGCTAAAGCTCGTATTCAACGGAGTCGCGATCGACGGTCTCGCAGAGAACGACGCGACGTCGCCGGTCACGAACCTCGTCGTGGCGCTTCATACCGCGGACCCGGGCGAGGGCGGTACGCAGGCGACCAGCGAGATCGTCTATACGGGCTACGTGCGCCAACTGACGCCGCGCGACGCGACCGGATGGTTGGTCTCTGGCTCGAACGCGTGGCCGGTGAACCCGATTGAGTTCCCCGAGATGACCGCGGGAGCGGGCGGCATCGTAACGCACGCGAGCGTCGGCGACGGTATTACGGACCGCATTCTCTACAGCGGTCCGGTGACGCCGAATATCAACACTGTTAACGGCGTTCGCCCGCGGCTGAAGGGCTTCAGCCAGTCGCCGCCGAGCGTCGTCACCGAGGAATAGGAGCAGACAATGAATCTCGCAACGCACAGCGATCGCCTCGAACGGTGGACGGGGAAGGAATACATCGAAGCCGTCTCCAAGTCGATGAAAGACTGGTACGGACCTCCCATCGCGATGGCGGGCGTTCCCGGAAACGTCTGGGCCTGCCGCGGCGGCGACTTCCGCGGCCGTATCGCCGCGGGGCAGGTCGCTCCGCTCGTCGACTACTACGAGCAGCGCGTGAAGCGAATCGTCCGCCAGGCATCGCGTCGGCAGCTGAGCTCCCTCAACGCCGGGTTCTCAAGCCTGTCGGATTTGATCTCGGAAGCGACGGCTGGTGGCAAGCGTCGAGACTTCTACTTCAGTAAAGCCGGGACGACCGGCGTCGTCGGAGGATCCAACTCCCTCTGGGGTGTAGGGAATACGCCGTCAGCTGGTGCGAACGCGGCCAACGCTCCGGGAGGCGAGGCGCCGACGTCGGCGACGCCCGGCGCCTTTCCGTTTCTCGATCCGACCGGAGGCGACACGCAGCACTTCGTCAACGCGGCGCTCGTCGCGAGCGCGGTACCAAACAACGTGCTCCTCTACGACCGGATCTTCCAGGTCAACAAGACGATGAACTCCAACGCGACGGAGTCCGTGACCGGCGTGCCGACGCGTTATCAGAGCTCGACGCGCGGCGCCGCCGACTTCGCTGGCGGCAACTTCGCGTTTCCGGAGGTCGGCGGCACGTTACTCGCCGCCGGTGCCCACAACTGGACCGTCTGTCGCTACCGCGATCAAGACAACAACGACACGATCTCGTTCCCGTCGACGGCCGGTATCACGACGTGTCCTGTCCGCCGCATCGACCTCGTCCTCCCGTTGTGGTTTATGCCGCTCGCGGCGGGAGACGACGGCGTAAAGGATCTCGATCAGTTGCAGTACGATACGTCGGCTATCGCGACGGGCGTCATCAACTGGGTGATCGGTCACCCGCTCTCCTTCCTCGGTCCTATGTCGAACGTCAACGAGCTCTTTCGAGTCGACGGGATTATGACCTCGTTCAACTTGGTGCGCATCTTCGACGGCGCCGCCCTCGCGATGCTCGAACTCGTCAAAGGAGCGACGACGGCGACGACCTATACGGGTACGTTCGCCACGGTGGCCGGATAATGTTGGCGACGCACAGCGGTCGACTCGAACGGTGGCTCGGGAAGGAGCTCGTCGAAGAGTTGTCGACGGCAATGAAAGACTGGTATGGTCCGCCGATCGCCGTCGCGAACGTCCCGGGCGATATCTGGGCGTGTAAGGGCGGCGACTTTCGAGGCCGGATCGCCGCCGGGCAGATGTCGCCGCTCGTCGACTATTACGAACAGCGCGTGCGACGTATCATTCGGGAGGCGTCGCGTCGGCAGCTGTATAGTCTACACGCTGGCTTCAGTAGCCTCGACGACCTCATCACGGAAGCGACCGGAGGAGGCAAGCGGCGCGATTTCGTCTTCCAGAAAAACGGCGCCACCGGAACCCAGACCGGTCAGACGACGTCCGAGTGGCATAACGGTGCCTCTCCGGCTGCGGCCGCCGCTCCGTCCGGCGCGCCCGGCGGAGACGCGCCCGATCGAACGACGACCGGAGCATTTCCATTTAATAATCCTACCGGTGGTGATACACAGCACTTCGTAGGCGCGCGCGTCGGTTCGCTCGCGAACTCGTCGCCAACGTTGGCTACCGTAATGCTCTACGACCGATTGTTTCAGGTCGGCATTACGATGAACTCGACGGCCGCGGAATCGGTGACGGGAGTCCCGACGCGGTACCAGAGCAGCACGCGGAGCGATCCGAACTTCGCTGGAGGGAACTTCGCCTTCCCAGAAGTACGGACCGCTCTCGGACTCAACGCGCACAACTGGACCGTCTGCCGCTACCGCGATCAAGACGGTAACGACACCATCTCGTTCCAATCAGCTGCTGGTATTGTTGGAGCGAACGCGAGCCGAATCGACTTAGCGAACCCGCAGTGGTTTATGCCGCTGGCCGCGGGCGACGATGGCGTAAAGGATCTCGACCAGATCCAATCGGACGCTGCGATAACAAGCGGCGCGGTTAACTGGGTAATCGGCCACCCGATCGCCTTTATGCCATTGCCAGCAGTGACCGGACTTCTTGAGAACGACGGGATCGTCACGGCGTTTAACCTCGTCCGTATCTTCGACGACGCCGCGCTCGCGCTCTTGAATATGTTCCGCGATACGAATAGCGCGACGACTCTACACGGCTACTTTACGACAGTCTCCGGGTAGAACATGGCTAGGCAGATCTCGGAATTTCCTCCCCAGATTATCTGGGCACCGGCGATCAATTCGCACGACCCGAATCCTCCGCTCCCGCTGGAGACTTCGACCGGACTAGTTGATGCCACGCTACAGGTTACAGATAATCTCGGTACGTTCAACGCAGCGTCGGGTGCGCTCGCGGACGCGGCGTGGTTCGCGTCAGGCGGGTCCGCGGCCGAGTTCTCCGGCGTCGCGGCAGGCGCGATAGAGGCCTCGTGGTCGAGCGTCGACAACCTCGGCGAGCTCAATGCGTGGGCGGTATCCGGCACTGACGACGCGACGTGGTTCGCGTCCGGCGTGCCGAGCGCGGTTAACTTCTACGGCGAGCGCGCGTTCACGGCGCGCTGCGAGGGCGCCTATACCTTCGACCCGCTCGGTGGACCGGCGTGGGACGGCACGCTCCGACGCGAGCCGGAGATCCTCGTCCAGACGCAAGCGAACGACTCGCCGACGTCGTCGACGTTTACCGACGAGGAAGAACCTGCGCTCGGCCAAAACGTGCAGCTGGATATGAACGACGGCCACGGCATTATCCTCGGCGGGACGGTCCAGTCTTACGTGACGCGCTACGAAGGGATGACCGACCAGCTCGCGTTCGATACGACGATCGCGGACTACCTCTGGCTCCTGAATAAGCGGCGGCCGTTCGGTTGCTTCACGAACGTACCAGCCGATGAAGTCGCGCAGGCGCTCCGCGTCGGCTTCGCGCCGCCGGACTTCTCCGGCGCCGGGATCGTGCCCGGCCTCCCGGCGATTACGGTCGAGTTCGACGGGTCGCTCGACTACACCGGTTGTATGTCGGTTATCTGCTCGCGCCTCGGCGGCGCGAAGTTCAAGGTCGATCGCGACAAAGTGATCTACCTGTTCTACGACGACCCGGCGCCGGGACCGGATCTGATCGACGACGATAACGAGCTCCTGCTCCGAGACCAGCCGCTGACGATCACGCGCGACGCGAGCCAGCTACGTAACCGCGTCTTCGTGAAGGGCGCGTCGTCGAAGCTGATGGCCGACACGGCGATCGGCGCGTCCGAGATTGAGATCGACGGCTTCGACATCTGGAGTCCGGTCGGCGGCGAGGCGATCATCGGCTGCGACCGCTTCACCTACGCTGGCGTTATGCAGACGCTCGTCTATCCGCCGCCGGACGCGAGCCTCCAGGTACCGCGCTCGATTAACTCGAACCAATACATCTCGCCCGGAAACCTCATCGAGGCAGGTCCTATCCGCACGACGGTGCGCTACTCGGCCGCCTACGTGTTCAACGGGAAGGAGAGCCAGCGCAGCGCGCCGCTCGGGCCGTCGCCTGCCATCGCGAGGTTCAATCCCGCCTACGGCGTCAGCGCGAACTTCCTACCGTTCGCAGGCTTCCTACCTGCTGGCGCGCACGTCTGGTCGCTCGCGTTCAGGGATACCGGCGGCGGGCTCTACTACGACCACAACATCGGCTGGGTCAGCGCAGGCGGCAACGACGTCGGCGCGATGGAGCTGAACTGGAACGCCGGGAACGCCTTCATTAACGAGCGCCGTATCGCGACCGTGGTGCTGTTCCGGAAGGCCGATATCCCGGGCGGCGATCCCGGACCTCCCGGTACGCAGAACGGCTGGTACTACGAGGTCGCGTCGCAGCCGTTCGTTCCCGGCAATACGACCTACATCTTCACCGACGGCAAGGCCGACGCGTCGCTCGGTAATGCGCTTCCGTGGGACGTCAGCCCGCATCCGCTCCGGTATGACACGATCGGCAATCGCATCGTCGTGGGTACGCTCGCGGTCCGCTCGGAGGCCTACGGCGTCGGCGCGACGCAGGTGAAGATCTATCGCGAGGAGAAATACAACGGGAACTTCGATAACACGTGGACCACGCCGCAGGTCGTAATGACGTTCAACACGACCGCGCCGCCGACCGGCGACACGTCGATCGAGGATACGAGGGCGACGACCGCGCACCTCTACGCGACCGGCGAGGCGCCGTCGAACGAGACGAATACGCCGCCGCCGCCGCAGCCGAAGGTGCGGCTGGTACTGCACGGCGTCGTCGGCCTCGACGAGGCGCACGGCGAAGGCGACGCGGTTAGCCTCTTCGTCCAGGTCGACGACCTGACGGCGCAGATCGAGGCGGCGACGCGCGAGGGCGGCGACGGCCTCCACGAGTTTATGGTCGTCGACGGCGCGCTGCGCTCGAACTCCGAACTACGCGCGCGAGGGAACGCGGAGCTGACGCTCTTTAAGGATCCGATCGTCACCGTCTCGTATTCGTCGTTCGACCCGAAGCACACGCCGGGCGGAACAGTCGAGTTCAACTTGACGCGCCCGGCGTTCGTCGCGAGCTTGAAGATTACGGAGGTACGTATCGACAAAATCCACTACGACCACGGGCACGTCGCGCGCTACAATGTGACTGCTTCAAGTGTTAAGTTCACGCTCCAAGATCTCCTCCGTAGGACTATCCTGCGGCCGTATTAGGCAGAGGTCTAAATGAGCGACGCTAACCCGGAAGGAAATGGCCGCGCGATGAACGAACGACACTACGACGTGCAGCTCGGGAAACTGCAAGTCACGGTCGAAGGGTTGCAGGGGAACTTCGAGGAGTTCAAGGAGGAGCAGCGCGGGCATAACGCCGCGGTGATCGAGCGACTCGATACGAAGATTAACGGCAAGATTGGAGAGCAGGCGACGATCATCGGACAGCACAGCGTCACGCTCGCGACGCTCGTGAACGAAGTCGCGCACTTGAAGTCGGCGCCGTCGGCGCAGTTCCCGATGCCAGCGCCAGGCACGCGCGCGACCGTCGAGGTCTCGGACTCGGACGCGAAGCCGCTGACGCGGCGCGATCTTCAGGTGACGGTCGCGACGATCGTCGCGCTCGGGACGCTCGTCGGTCTCATCTTCCGCTTCTGGCCGCTTCTACAGAAAGTATTTGGTGCAGGTTAATCTAGGTAGATTATGAACACTGAAGGGAGCCCGACGTGGACCGCTATAACGTAGTGTGGCTAGCGCTGATTGCTGGCGGCCAGCTCCTGCTTATGGCAGGTCTCTCTGCGTGGATCGCCGCGCGTAAGGATAGGAATGATGCGCAGCGTAAGTCCGCCGAAAAAGCGGAGGACTACGCGCGGCAGGACCTCGTCGCGGATCGAGTTGCCGCGGCGGCGCAGCAGGCGGCGCACGCGGCGCACCTTCTTGTAGACGCCCAGAAGGCTACTATCGAGCGCACGGACGAAGTCGCGCGGCTAGTAGCAGAGAGCGATACCAACACGCGCGGCGCGTTGCAGTCTATCGACGAACAGACCAAGAAGATCCACATACTCGTAAACTCCGATATGACGGCCGCGCGTACGAACGAACGCGACCAGACGCGCCTTACTCTAATCGCACTGAAGCGCGTGCAGGCGTTGAGCGCGAGCCTCGGCCTCGTTATAGACGACAGCGAGAACCAAGCGATTGCCGCTGCAGAGATCCGCATCACTGAACTCGACGTGATACTCGCGGACCGTCTGGCGGCACAACATGCCGCCGACGGGTCGATACAGAAAGAAAAAGGGAGCTAAGACAATGGGACTACTAGAACTTCTAATCGTCGTCCTTCTGATCGTGTGGGTACTCGGCGGCTTCGTCGTGCCGGTCGGTACGTCGACTATCCACCTACTGCTGATCGTTGTGTTGATACTCGTCCTCGTTCGCTGGAATCGCGGCGGCGGTCCGGTAATCTAAGATGCGAGAGATCAACGCCGCCGGTCTGACGCTCGTCAGAAAATGGGAAGGCATCCTCGACGGCGACCCGTCGACTGTGAACCTCGATCCCTACCTCGACCCGGTCGGTATCTGGACGATCGGATGGGGACACGCGCTCATCGATCCGTTGACGCGGAAGTTCCTCCGCGGCGCTGCGACGAGATCTCGCGCGCGCGCGTTATATCCCGACGGCATCACGGTCGAACAAGCAGTAAACCTGCTCCGGACCGATCTCCTCGACTCTGCGCGCGACGTCTCGGTGCTCGTCAAGGTCCCGCTCTCGGACAACCAGTTCTCGTCGCTCGTGAGCTTCGAGTTCAATACCGGCGGCCTGAGCTTCCCGTCCTCGACGATGCGCAGACTATTGAACGCGAAGGACTACGTCGGCGCCTCGGCGCAGTTCGCGAGATGGAATAAGGGCCGCGTGAAGGGACAGCTGGTCGTACTACCCGGCCTCGTCTCGCGACGCGAAGAAGAGCGGCAGTTATTTATGAAAGCGTAGAGGAGAAAAGAGACATGTCATTTAACCCACCGCCTTGGACGCCGCCGATGGACGGCGAGGCTAACGTCTTCATCGGCGAGCAACTACCGACGAAGTACCCCGGAGGTATCGACGACCTCGGGCTCACGCGGTGGCCGAGCGACTGGCGCACCTACCGCGGCAACGGCGCCGACGCCGCGGAGGCCTTCCGCCGCATCGCGCAGAACATCGACGAGATACGCGCCGGGCGGCCGACGACCTCGTGGAGCGGCCCGTACGACGTGCCGTGGCCGATGAACCTCGACGTCGACGGCCCGCGGTTCCTCGACGCGCTGCGCGGCGTCTACAGGACGGACCCGAACGGCCCGCGCGAGGTCGACCCGACCGGCTATTGCCGCTGGTCGAGCGACTACCGTATCCACCGCGCGAACGGATCCGGGCACGACGCCGCGACGCGCCGCGTCACGAACGATATCCGCAAGATCTGGGGACTCCCGCCGCTCGACTCCGGCCCGACGAAGAATACGATCCGCGGCGTACTTCGACAGGACGGCTGGCGCACCTTCGACGACGACGGCGACAAGATCCCACTGATGTGCCACGCGATGTCGCTCTTCGCGCTCTTCGTACGGAACCCGGCCGCGGCGAAGCGACAAGCGCAGGCCATCTCGCAACGGTACGGCGGCGTCCGAGTCTGCAACATCCTCGGCTACTGGGATCGTAATCGGCCCGGGCATCCGGACCGATGGGTCGCGTGGAAGGGGAAGGAGGTCACGCCGTTCGCGTTCCGGAGCTTCGGCGAGCGGAACATCGTTGCGACGCCGGACTACTACGGTCGCTTCCGCGAGTTCGTGACGATGCTCTTCGAGTGCGGCCTCAAGATCATGGACGACCGCGGCGA